GTATCTGTGTTGCGCACCCATTTAATAGTAGGGTAAGCAGCGTAGTAAGCATTAAGTTTCTTGACAGCATTTGCATATTCCTTCGTTACATTAGAAGTAATTTGTTTCTGTTCGGTGACAATTGCATTATTCTTTTGTTGCAAGGCTTCAGTACGTATGCTTAATTCTAGCTTAAACGCATCAAACTTTGCCTTTTCGCCTGCATAGCCTTGATAGTAGCCCAGTAAACCAGCGCCTAAGATAGCGCAGGCCACGGCGATCTGTTTCCAATATAGTATCAATAGATTCATTTGGTGAGCTTAGTTGTAGATATAACACGTAGAGCCATATTAACGCCAGACACAAGGGCAACAATAGCGAAATATACACGAGGATCAAAATAGCCTTGCACAATATTAAGAGACGCTTCACATGCTGCTCCTACACCAATGATAAAGTTAAACCATAATACCTTAGATTTATACCAACGCTTCATAGTGTTTTACCTGATTGGAAGTCTTGTAAAGTTAATCCGCCTGTGTATTGACAATGCGCTAATTCTTTAAACTTGCCAGTCCAACGTCCAGCCCATTCCAAGCCTAGCTCTTCTGCGATGATTCCGCAAGCAGTAAAAAGCGCTTTGTTATCCCATTGACATTTACCGTTGACGATTGGACAGAAGTCAAACGCTACACGCCAGTTATGGAACGATTGACCTGCCTTAGCGTTAGTGACTATCTTGCCTGGTGTTGTGCGCCCTTGATTGTAGAGTGCTGTTTGGCTTTCTGCATCACGATAGGTTGACGTGATAATGACGTCGATGTTTTGCTTGGCGCATGAAAATATGAATCGCTCACATAGCGTTTTAACTCTAGGATGAAGGTCTGACAGATTACGGCTATTTACCAAAATAGATAGTCCCCATCACAAGGCCACCTACGATCAGCCACACGATACGCTCAACCCATGCGCTACCTGCGTTTGCTACTTCAATCTTATTTACTCTACCTTCGATTGCACTTTGGTTCTGATCATAGTTATCCATGCGTCTGAATAAGGTGATCATGCGTTCTTCCATACGTGCTAAAGAGATGATTGCTTCGCCTACCTTATCCAGCTTCTCTTCAATTCTATTCAGTCGCGTTGTTTGATCGTCCATGATAAAGTCCTATTGTGCTAATGCGTTACGGTTATTGTATGCTTCTGTATCAAATGAAGGGTCTCTAGCTAATGCGTTAGTACCAAAGGTTGCGGCACGTGTACCTGTCCTAGATTTAAGTAACCGTAAAACTAAGGTTCTATCTTCAGCAGGTAAGGTGTCGATTAGTTTAGCTAAGGACTTACCTGATTGCATACCTTCTTCCAATGTTTTCATTACTTTGGTATTAATCTTACCTTCTAGCACACTTAATGCTTCATTAGTCACCGCAACTTTAGGACTTAAAATGTTAGGTATTCTAAATAACCCTAAGCTATTTCTAAGTGTTTCGCCATATTTTTCAGCGCCTTTACCCGCTTGTTCAGCCATTGATTGATTGCGTTGAAGCGTAGATGATATGCCTTTAAGTTTTAAGAAAGCATCATAGCTCATCTCTTTAGCAATGTTGTAGCTACCTTTACCAAAAACTTTTTCTACCGCTTCTGGTGACTGGCCTTCTACTAAGGCAATAAACTTATCTGGTGACTCTTCGTATAACTTCATTGCTTTTGCACCAAGTTTAGTTTGTGCAATTGCTTGACGACCTACAGCATAATCTGCCAAATACTTACCGTAGCCTGTACCGCCAGCACTTTCAATGGCGTCAACAAGGATAGGTTTAATTTGCGTAATAACTTCAGCCGCAGCGTTTTTCTGTGCTGTTTGATCCAACCCTGGACGTAAGCGTTGAACGGCAGCATTAACTGAATTTTTACGGATACTATCTAAAGCCCATGCGTCAATCACGCCGCCATTTTTAGTCCATTTAGCAATGTCATCCATAACATTTTTTAGCGCACCTTCAACTAAGTCATTACCTGCGTAAGCAGGATCGTTAGCTTTACGAGATACGCTTGCAATAATTGCGTCCGACTTGAGTGGTTTTAGACCATGTGATGCAAGGCTATCTGCGGCTTGTTGTGCAAAGCGTGACGCTTCGCCAAACGCTAATGATCCTTCAGCCGCTTTAGTTGCTACTTTTTCAGCTTGTTTTTCTAACTCACCCATGTAAGTGTATCTACCTGGTACGCGAGGCTGACCTGCTACTGTTACTGTGTTAGCGGCGCGTTCACCCGCACGTTCACCTGCTGCAGTAAACCTACGTACATCCTCAACCTTATTAGCTGCGGCTTGAGCAAACCTATCGGCTTCACCTTGGAGTCTAGGTAGTTCTTTACCTGCAATGTTAGCAGCGTTAAGTTCCGTTGTAAGCGTAGGGATTAGTCTAGCGTTAAGTGCATTTTTAGATGCTGCCTGTGCATTTTTAGATGCTGTCTGCGTAGAACCGCCAGCTAAGGTTTGAAGTTCATTTAGATTTGCTGCGTTTTCTTGTTCAGCTAGTCTAGTAGATTCATTAATATTTCTTGCGTTCATACGCGATTGTAATGTTTGAACTGCAGGCGCACGTACATTTGCCGTTGCTTGACCTGCAGTTAGATTAGCGGGCGCACTTGCTGCCGCATTACGAACCGCCTCTACAGCGTCACCTGCAAGTTCACGAATAATCTTACCTGCTTTAACTTGAATAAGTTTGCCTGACGCAGCATCCCATATCCAACCTGCTGCTTTAGCTAAAGGCGGTAACACTAATCTACCACCTACATCAAATGCAGCACCTGTAAGCACATCCATACCTGCTTGAGAAGCTTTAGTTGCTAAAGTTTGAGGTTTAGCTTTACCTGTCTGTTCTTCATAGATATTTTCTATTTGTTTTGCTGCGGCGTAACCTAACCCTGACCCTGCTGCACTGCCAATAAGCGTACCTGCTGGACCTGCTACGGTGCCAGGTACAGCGCCAACAAGACCGCCAGCTACAGGCAATACTGTCTCTAGTACAGGATAGCCATACTTTTGCATCATGTCGCGTTCAGGTATTGCATCTGGTTGCTTGCCTACATTAACGACAGGTGCTTTAATGGTTGTAGGTTCTGCTCGCATGCGACGTATCTCAGACGCAAATGCTTTTGCATCCTCGACATTGCCTGCGGCATCAGCTTTTATTAACGCAGCGTTTAACTGATCAAGAGTAGCCATATTATTTATACTTTTCTAAAAGTGCGTCAACATCAGTACCGCCTGACCCCAATTTTTCTTTAGAACGTTTAATACCTGTACGAATAACAGCTTGGAAGTCTCTAGCAGCATCAATAAATTCTTTTTCACTTTGCGCTGTAGACATACGTGTAATTGCTTGTGTTGCTTTTTGACCTTCAACTTCAGTAATTGAACCGCCACCCCTAAGCGTATTGTATGCTTCCAAGAACGCGCCGCCTTTAATCTCATCCAAACGCGCTTCAAAGTCTGCGGCTTTACTGCCAGGCATTGTAGGGAATAATGACGATGCACCAACGGCTGCTTTAAAGCCAGGATGCGCTGCGGTACCTTTTTCTACTACTTGACCCTTAGCATTAAGTTTAGCTGGTTTACCTACCATATCATCAATTTTTGTAAGCATCTGTTCAGCAGTTGCAATAGCTTGAGGTGCAGCCGCTTCAAATTTAGCTTGACCTTTACCTTGCTCTTTCATTCTAGCTTCCATTGCAATGTACTCAGGTGAGTTTTTACCCTTTTCAATTTCAATACGTTGCAATTCACGTGCGTTAGTAAGGTCTTGACCTCTACGTTGTGTATCTCTAGACATAATTTCGCCAGGCGTAGCAGTCATCTTATTAGAACTTAATACTGTAGGTGCGCCACCAAACGCAGGAATTGACAGCACATTAGAAGTGCCGCCCAAGTTTTGCATTTGAACATTTGGTTTCAAGTCAGATGCAGATGCACCTGCACTAGCTAAGTCAGGGACACGTTGATCCATAGGTTTAGCTAAAAGATCGGCAGTTCTACGTTTTACTGCTGCTTTTTCTTCTGGCGTAAACAATGGTGACGCCGCAATATCTTCCGCATGTGCCATAATATTAGCGTCAGATGGACGAGTACTTAAATCACGCAACATACTTTGAATCATCTCTTGTTTTTTAGCTGCCGCTTCAACTTGTGTTTTTTGGCCTGTGTAGCCTAAGTTAGTCGTTTCAGCTTTAAGTTTTGCACGTTCTTCATTACCTTTAAGATAATCTTGATACCCTTTAACATCGCCTTTAGCGTAGAACGCATTTCTAATGGATATATCATCATTAGCTTGTGCAAGTGCATTTTTAAATTGATTTTGTTCAGTTAACCCACGTTTGTACTCATCCATCTTCATCATATTAAGTTGGTTGGCTTGTTGTGCGTTTTGCATATTATACGCGTTAGCCATCAACTCATTAGGCGTTTGAATCTGAGGTAACTTACCTTGTAGTGCAATACTTGCGTCAATTGGCATGATCTATATCCTTATGTATCTAAAAACGCGTTAACGCCAGTTGGACCACTAGAACCGTACGAATACGCATTGTTTGCTGGTCTACCAGCATAATAATTTGCAATGCCTTGACCTAGTGCATTAGTTGCACCGCCAAGTGCTTGGTTCCACGCATTAGCGCTACCTACGTAACCTGACGCTGCAGCGTTGCCTGCGTTCATGTACGCGTTACCTGCGTTAGTTGCATATTGTTGCCCTGCCGCACCTAACGTATTGGCTGTTGTTTGACCTTGACCAGAAAGACTTTGTAACGGGTTTAGTATACCTGCGCGGTTAGTCTGATAGCGATTGTACGCGTTTTGATACTCTTGTGAGGCCATGTCTTGACCGTAACGTGTAGCGCCTCTTAATGCTGCGCCTGACAACATACCGCCACGTGCGGCGGCAGTACGATCAAGTGCTTTAAGTCCTTCAGACATACGGAACGCATAGCCAGGGTCTTGTTCAAAGTCTGACATGCCAAAGTTTCTTGCTGCAGAGCCGTAGCCTTGTGCGCCTGTGTTACCACTAAGACCTAACAAGTCCATCAGCTTGTTTTGACCTTTATATCCAGCTTCAAGGAACGGCTTTTGAGCAGCCTGATTCTCTTTAAACATTTTATATTCAAGGTCTGCTGCACGATTGGCTGCACCTGCTTGCGTCTCAGCAGCATTTTCGGCGGCATCTCCTGCCATCATTCCGCCAACGACAGAACCTGCTGCGGCTAATCCGCCACCAATTAATGCTGCTGCACCTGCTGATATTCCAAAGGCCATGTTAACCCTCTAGTCTTTCTGTCGATATGTTAGCGACAAGTTGTTTGTTATCTGAACCACCAATTAAATCTGTTGCTTTTGATTCTGTTAAAAGTTCTACTAATACGTCTGTGTCTGTTTCTTCTGTAGGAAAAAAGTTAGTCCATACAGAATCTTCTAGTGCATACGCTGCGTTCTTCATGCCTGGCATCACAGTCAATATGTGTGGTGCCGAAATTATTGTCGTACCATCATCTGTTACTAACTGCAGTTTTCCGCTAGATAATACTGCTAAGTTCTGTGTCTTATGAACAGCGCCTGTTAACACAGTTCCTTTAGGTATTGTTATTTCTCTAGCATAAATCCCTGGCGCAAAATAATGTCGTACAGGGCAGTCTACTTGTGGCACTTCTAACAATACTTCCTCTAACGCCTTCACTTTTTCCTGCATCGATGTAGCTAATTGCTGTGTCATGTTATGCAGCAAGCCCTGTAGCTAATATCCAAATAGTGCCGTTCCACCAGATAGGTTTAACTATCGTGGTATCAAAATAATACTGACCTGTAGTGGCAGTAGCCGTAGGTCTTGCACTTGTAGGACCTGAATCAGTAGGGCTTGTAGTATTACCAATAGACGTTGTACATTCAACAACGTCACCAACATTAAGGCCAGTTATAAAGGTAACAACGGTGCTTGAAGTTTCGTTGTAGTTTACGCCTGCTATTTGTTTGCTACCGTTCACAAATACGCTTAAATTATTTCCGCCTACGATATACTGCATCGTAGTTAGCGTAAACACAGTTTGGCCTGCAGTCGCAGTAAACGTTTGTTTCTTTTGTGTGAACGGAAGAAAGCTAGAATTTATGCCTTGAAGATTGTCCCATGTAGCGATTAACACGCCTAAAGCAGTATTAAGTACAAACTTATAGCTAACGCCATCCGTTAACCAAATCTCACCTGTAGGTACACGACCTGCTGAGTCTAATACGATAGGGTTTGCAAGCGGCGTAGAGCCATTGCTAGAAGTATAGGCTGCAACAGGGGTTGATGTCCCTGCTGAATAAGTGTACAGTAACCCACCTGAAAGTGGTACGCCATTATTGCTGAAGAACTGTGCGCCAGCGCCGCCTAACGGGGATAAGTTAACAGACATAAATCACTCCTAATGTAACGACAGCGCCTAGTACCGTGGCTAACCAATCATAAAAATCGCAAGTATGGATTGTTGGATGCTGATAATCATACCACTCTTTTGCAAAAGCTACCACCATTACTAGCAATAAAGCGTAGTAATTGATATAAAAGTATGCTATAAGCGCAATAAGCGAACCAATATTAAAGTGCGCTTGCTTATCAAGCGGTACAGGGATGCGTGGGTTTGATAGTAATTTAATTAATTTTTCCATGATTATGCCAAGTATGTTCTTGATGCTAAAAATTCTTCCGCATCACTTCTAGTTGAAAAAGGGATCATCTGATACGCTGACACTCTAAACGTAGTATTGTTTACAGCGCCACCAATCCATAATTGTGAAGTTGCAGCGCTTGGACCTGGATAATACCCTACGCCGCCAATAGTGTGCCATCTGCTATCATTTGGAATTGTTTTAAAAATAAATTGATTTAGATTACTGTCCCAAACATAAAAGTTAGTTCCACTTGCAGTAGATGCCGTTACTTTTACATCAATGGTTGTTGCCCACCAGCCTGTTGCATTACTATTAGCCGTATTAGTAAATAAAATATACTGATTACTTGCAGTAAAATTGTAAGTAACTTCATTACAGCTTGTATATTTAACGCCATCTGATACTACAGTCCCTGTACCTGATGACGTACCTGTGTAGGCTTGTGCAGTAGTAAAATCTAAACTTAAACCTGTACCTTTATTAGTTCCTGATATCTTATTGTAGCTCAAAGGTAAAACTCTACTTCTAGGCCCAGCATAAAAAGTATCAGTTACGTCAGGTCGTGTCATTGAATTAACACCCGTATAGATAACATTAACGTCAGATATAGTTGCCGCATTTGAAAATGTATTTTCAAGATAAATTCTTGAGTTAGTACCAGTTACTGTAATAACTGCACCTAAATTAGCAGCTTGATTTTCTACTCTTGAATTTTTAACGTAAATTTGTGAGTTACTTTTTGTTAGCTTAACGCCTGTAAAAAAACAACTATCAAAAATGGTGGTGTCTGCGCCAATAACCCAAGGCTGTAAGTTAGATACAGACTGCGTAGTTCTTGTAGTGCCAGACCAAGAGTCAATTGTAACGTTACCTAACGTGTAGGTTAAACTTCCGTTACTTTCGTTCCAACAATTTTTAAATGTTACAGGTACGAAAGACGCAGCTATTGTAGAGTTAAACCAAAGCACTAAATTATTACGCTCAAAAATAGTGTCTGTAAATTCTACTGCGCCAAATCCATCTGTTTGATTGTTAATATATACTGCGCATGTATTAGATTGAAATTCACCATTGTAAAAGTATTTGCACCCTGCGTGCATTACTCCGCCGCTGCCAGATTTATTATCTACTGAGTAAACACCATAGTAATTGCTATCAAACCCACAAGAGTAAAATGCAGAGCCAATATTGCCTAATGGAAACTGAACTCCAATATAGTTGCTTTTAAAAAAACAGTTATAAAATTGCACGTTATTAGCAAGCTCTGCGTTAGTAGTGTAAACAGTTGGGCTGTTAGTACCAAAAGAAAATCCGATACTTCCACCGCTAGTTGCGCTAGAGCCATAAAAACCTAAGTCACGAACGACAGAATGATAGTTCCAAAAACTTAACGGGCTTGGTGTTGACATAGCAGTATAAGTGTATAGGAACGCAGCAGACGCATTAGAGAACGGTGTAATTTTAGATAGTGTAGAACCGTCACCAAACAAGATAGTTCGGTTGTTAATCGTTACGTTACACTTATAAGTGCCTGCAGGAAAGTACACAGCTTTTCCTGTATTGATTGCGGCTTGAATGGCTACTGAATCGTCAGTCGATCCGTTGCCTGTAGCACCGAAATCAAGTACGCTGATAGTCTCAGCAAACTTCTGTGCAATCGTCCGATTGGATGTTGTTACCTGCGTGTATTTAGGGATTAAAGTTGCCATTATGCGTCCTCTGCGTCAGAAAAGTCTTTAGCCTTTAGAGCTAAATAGATGGCTTCACGAGTAGCATCTTTGATGTAATCATCGCCTGTAAATGTTAGGTTTTGCCATGCAACAGGGCTGTGATTTTCATCACGCACTTCTTTGCTTACATAGCCATTAATAACAACCTCAAGATTTTTATTCTTAAAGTCTTCTGTAATAGAAAAGATGTTCCAATAAGTTGCATCAATTCCAAATGCTGTGTTTACTGATTTTGCTAAAGCCATATTATCCTACCTTCCAATTTGTTCCATCATAATAAACAGGGATTACAACTGCACCGCCACCAACAACAGTTGCGCCAAATGTAGGTGCTAAAGCATTGCTTACAATGTATCTATCTCCTGCAATAGCATCTCCACCTGATGGTAAATTTGCAACTGTAACAGGCGTTTGTGAAAAACTTGTTCCAAATGTAGTAATACCATCTAAGAAAATAAAAGCAGTTAATGGTCTTGCTTGATTTCCTATTCTAATATTAGTTGTTGAGCCTACAGCACCATTTGTGCCTATAAAAATATTTTTAGTTGTTGCGTTTAGCGTAGCACCTGTACCTATATTAATTTGTTGTGAGCCTGTGGATTGTCCAAAAGTTATTGCACCACCACCTGCAGTATTCCCCATAGTAATATTAGTGGTAAATGTACCGCCTGTGCCTATATTAACTGTTTTAGTAGATGCTGTATTAGCACCTGTGGCAATATTGACTGTCTGTGCGCCTGTGCTTCTGCCTAATGTAATAGTGCCTGTGCCTGTTGCACCACCTATAGTTACAATAGATGCTCCTGTGCCACCAATTTGAACAGTTTGTGCGCCTGTGCTTCTGCCTAGTGTTATTGCACCTGTAGCACCTGTTCCACCAATTGTTAGTGTGCCTGTGGTTTGTGCTGTAGCAATAGTTTGATTAGAAGTTGCATCTCCTTGTAAATCTAATGCGCCACCTACTGTTTGAAGTCCAGTAAAAGTGCCGCTTGCGGCAGATAAATTACCTAGTAAGGATAAAGTTCCAAGATTGTCTAATACCATTACTTCAGTTAATGAAGCATTAGTGTTTGCAACATTAGTGCCTGTTGATGTTAGCCAAGTATGCCCCCCACCTGTTTGAAGATATTGACTTGCCGCACCATTGTTAATATATTTTGCTGTTGGTGTATATTTTAAGTTGGATGATATTGACATCCCATCATTTGTAGATGTTCTGCCGTTAATAGAACCTGCATACCCAAGTTGTAATGAATTATATGTGCTATCCCATGCAATAGGAGTAACGCCAAGACCAGCATTACCTGTTAATGTAGGAGATTCACTTAATACAACACTACCTGTTCCTGTAACGCCATAAGATGTTCCCCATGCACTACCCGTTGAATTGGGGATGCCAGCACCAGGATAAACCATACCGCCGCCTGCTGCCCATGTAGGTACGCCACCTGCTACCGTAAGCACTTGGCCTGTAGACCCAATGCCTAGTTTAGTTAATGTGTTAGTAGCGCTAGAATAGATAATATCACCTGTAGTGTATGTGCTTAAGCCTGTACCGCCTGCAGTTGCAGGCACTAGCTTCCAGCCAATCACTTGAACTGCGTTAAGATTATCAAGGTAGAACAGTTTGCCGTCAGCCGTATTAATAGCTAATTCACCAGCTACAAGGTTGCCCGATGTAGGTGCAGCACTAGCTGTCGAGCTACGATAAATTTGTATTGGTGTAAATCCTGTTTGAGCCATTAAAACACTCCCCCTGATATGCCTACATAGTTTGTTGCAGTAGCTGTAGTAAACGTTCCCGTTGAAGGAGTTACGTTACCTATAGCAGAACTGTTAATTGCAGAACTGTTAATTGCAGAGCTACTAATTGCAGAACTGCTAATTGTACCATTATTAAAACCTAACCCATTAAATGTACCTGCCACTACTTGACTAGCATTAATTGCTATTGGTACATTATTTATGTTTGTAATGCTACCAAAATCATTTACTGTTACTTGTGCTACATTTGTAGCAGAGCCATACGTGCCTGCTGTAACTGTGTTAGTCCCTGAGTACGTAATTGCGTAAATATTATTAAAAAATCTAAACCATTCGTTTGCCACAACACCTGTCTGCGGATCGACAAGTGAAACTCTAGGTGCAGGTATACGGGTGTAGTTAGGCGTTTGTGCCATTTAGGATTAACTCCGCACCCATAATAGCTACTTTAACTGGATCAGTTCCTGATATTTCGTACACGCGATCACGTAGCTTTTGTGTCATCCCTAGACGACGCCAAATGTTACGGTAGCCATACTCACCTATCTTACCCATTGACTTCCAATGTTCGTTAGACCACGTATGACCGCCATCATCAGACCAGCGTAGCATTATTTGAGGGTCGTCACCTTGACCTAAGTTTAATCCTACGCCTGACTCAATCTCTAACTGTAGACTGTGCTGCGCTGTACGTTTTAAGTTGTTTTGACCGCTAGGTAACGCTCTCCATGAACGTAGCCATTTCTGCGGTGCGTTGTTATCTGCGTACACATCTAAGTCAAACTTGTAAATGTTACCGTTTTCATAGTCGCCAACTAATGTTGTTGATTGGAAGTTACATTGACAATTTGAACGATGGCGTTCAAACTCGCCGTTAACCAAACTAGCTCGTTCGTGCCATGAGCCTGTCGCTACATCATACACCCATGTGGCGTTAGCTGTAGGGAAACTAATCACATAGAAGGCATGACCTTCTTGTTGATATGTGTACGCTACAGCATCTGATATAGTGCCGTAGTTCTGTATCGCGTACTCTACTGCATGTGTTGATACGCGTTGTGCTGCATAGCCATTAGACCTAAACACTACGCCAAACCCGCGAGGGTCGTTACCTAACCAAAAGAGAGAGTTATCTAGCTTGGCTACTGAATAGGCTGCAATACAGCCAGTCTCGTTAAATGCACCTTGAATAGGAATTAGCGGAAAGTCTGTCGCACCTGAGTCGTACCACACTTCAGTTGTATCAGTACCAAACACCCAAAGTTCACGATGAATTGTGTTAACGGCTACTACACCGTCAGGTGAACCTTCAGCACTAGCAAAGTCTAAAGGGTCTACTGACGTGCCATCAAGAAGCTGGGTAATCCAAATCTTTTGGCTATCAGGCTCATTATAGACAAAATAACCGTCTAAATAACATACTGTCCCTGCGCCTGTAAAGTCAAGATCGGTAATTTGAGCAAACACGTTAGTTACTTCGTTGTAGATGTAACCTAACGGATTAGCAGCAATAAATATCTGTGTGCCATTGTCAGCAAATGTGACAGGCCCTGACCCTAACACTTCACCAATATACGTTGACGTGTAGTCTGTATTTATTTTATAAAAGCCTATACCTGATACGCAGTACGCATCCGTGCCGTTTGTTTGATGCGCCCACAGACCTCTAATAGGACCTGACCCTACGGTGCATAATGTTGTTAGTCCAGGCGCACGATTAAGATAGCCTATCTCTAAGCCGTTCTCAGGGGTAGCTTCAGGGAATAGATTAATCATGCGGTTATCCGCAGCATTAATAGACCGAGCTACATAAGATTGACCTAAGATAGGACTTTTCATTAATAGTTACCTGCAAAGATGTTGTAGCGTTGACGAGTGCCTACAATGCTGTAAGGCAGGCTCATAATATCGTCAGGGTTGTTGATACGTTTCAAGTTACGCTTAGATGCCATTGCAATACGTGAGACTTGTGCGCTTGGCTCTACGCCAAACTCAGGTGCTATTTCGCAAGCTAAATTATATTTGAACGCACGTAAGTAACCTGGTGGAAAGAATAACTCTGTTGCTAATGTAGCTGGCTGTGTTATTTCTTCAACAGATACAAAATGCCATTCCAATACCTTTGTAGGTTTTGGATAAACATACATTTCAATGTTAGGATAATTCATATTAATCCACATTACTTGTGGATAGGTAGAGGTTACAGTTTTAACTGCAATACCATTGTATTGTTGTTGATTGATAAGTTTAATACCAAAAGAGATGCCGTTTGACGGGTCTTTAAAGTATGTTGAATCATCCATTAAAATAGGACGATTGCCTACAAAGTCACCTGTAGGACCTAATGTTCTTGATAATACGTTAGGGGGCCATGAAAACACTTGGTCTTGCGTACTGAATACGGCTAGACGTTCTGTATTCCAGCTATCTATCATTTGATTTAGCGCAGATAGCGCATCTTGTGATGTTTCTGCAGATGGAGTTTCGCCTTCGGCTAAAATGCCAAGTAATCGTAACGCTCCATTAATTTGATCGCCAGCCGTTGCCATATTAAGGCTCCTTATTCTTTTCTACGTCGTTTAACTTCCAGTTCATTGACGGGAGCCGCAACTACTGTCGGTTCAGCAGGCGTATCTGGATTATACTCTATCCAGCCGTTTTGTGCATCTGCTTCTACTTCTGCTTCCATGTAAGCAATTTTAGTGCCGTGTACTTCGTGTTTCAAATATGTAATAGCCATTTTTTATCCTGTAAATAAGGGCCGAGGCCCTTATTTTTATGCGCTATGAATAACTGCGTAGTTAATTACAATTGCTTCTGATAGTGAACCTGCAGTATTGTTATAAACGCCAATAACTGCTGATCCTGCACCAACGTTAGCCACGTAAGGCCAGTAAGCACCGCTAGTGCCGCCAGAACCTACGTTAACAATCAATACATCTTTAGCTGAAAGTACGCTGTTAGTTAAAGTAAATAAAACAGTAGTTCCTGCAGCTAATGCTGCACCGTTCATTGTAATTTGACCTGAAGATTTGTTTAATGTTACACCTGTTGATTTGCTTGTAGCTTGCGTAACTGATCCTTGTGCGTCTGCTGAATAACCAATTTCTAGTGCAGAATACACAGACGTACCTATGATAGTGCTAGGTGTTGTTGCGCCAATTGGCGAATTATTAATTGTAGCGCCTGATAGCTCAGGGTCTGAATAGGCTACGCCTACTGGTTTGGTATTTGGCATAATATTTCCTTTATTAAAAATCCACCCCGAAGGGTGGAGTTATTACATTAACCTACGCGGTATACAGAGTAAGCGTTTTCAGCAGTTTTACGGAAACGGAATAGTCCGCTTGATGTAATTGCCAATGCTACTGTAGCGTTACCGCCATCAGAAAAGCCTGTACCTGAACCTAATGCTAACGCGCCAGTACCTGAAGATGTACCTAAGTTAACAATGCTTAAATCAAAAGTTGAACCAACTTTAGCTGAGCTAACAACTGCTTCAATTAAAGCTGCTGAAGGCAATGTGTATGTTTGAGCAGCAGTAGCACCTGAACCAACTAACAAAATACCTGCTGTAACTTGAGCTGCTGTTAGTGTAGCTGTTGCTGCTACAGATAACGGAGCTGCTTGATAACCTAAAACAAGTTCGCCTAAGTTACCGTCACCTAATTGATAACCACCTGCACCATTTGGAAGAGCCATGATAATTTCCTTTACTTTTAAAATGTTGAAACCCCACCGAAGTGGGGCTTACCTAAACTAACCCCAGATACGGGTAGCCATTTGTGGACGAATTGTAGCAAAACCATATAGAACGTCAATACGGCAAGGCAAACGGTCATTGTTGATGTCATACTGACGAACAACACGTAGTGAGATGCCATTGTGTACTTGACGTGAAGCCATGTCTACGCCTTGTGGTAACAACAAGTCAGCAGTTGCAAAAGTGATTGCATCTTTATGGTAAACCAAGTTTTGT